CCGTAGGCGTAGAGCAAACCGGCCTGCATCGGAACTGAATTTATCACGAAGAAAACTTCAATCTGACATATCATTCCGACCGTATTAGCCAATTTCATTTGGGGATTGGCATTGTCGTCGAAGTAGGCAGCAGGGAGTGCTTCTTCCCAGAGTTTCACAGAAGGGGCATCGGCAGTGGACCAGACTGCGGAACCCAAGAGAATAGGTCGAGAAAAGTACTTGATGTCGTCGGTGACATTAAAACTTTTCTCCAATTTCCTCATACCTTGCTCTTGTGAAAGTTCACCAGGGCATTCACCTTCTTGAACAAGTTCAAGCATCGCTGGGTCAAGTGTTTTATGCTTATCAGCGGCAGGTGTGGAAGGTTGTGAAGAAATGTCGGGAACAACGATGCTGGAGTGTGGTGTGGCTTTGAACACAATATCGTCGTCGATTTCGTCAAAAACCTCTGGATCTGTGAGAACTTCTTCAAAAGACCACTTACCAATCCAAACGAGAACTGCGTCCTCAAGTTTGATGTGGTAGGCGACATTTGTCCAAGGACAGTAACCAGCAAAACCGAACTGACGGAAATGGTCACCGTAAAGCCAGGGTGCAATTGTTATCAATGAATGTTCACCATATCTCAAATTATCAATGAACCACTTATACCAGATCTTAGGGTAATAAAGTGATTCAGTGACAAAGCTATTCACTTGACTAGGAAAGTCCTGACACAATCTTCCCTTCTTGATGAACTGAACAATTTTGATCAATCTTGGTACCTGAAGGGCCATAGTGTGGACACCATTGTCAAGGGTGCGAGAAGTACGTCCACAAAAAGAGATGTGCTTACCTTTAGTAAAAGCAAGGTCGCCCTCGACTTTGTAAATCATACCAAAATTTTTCTTGGCATAATCGACAAAATCTTGAACGTCAAGCTTAATTCGACTTGAAGGGGAAACTGAGAGTTTACCGTCATCTCCTGACACAATGAACTTAAACCAAACTCTAGCTTCACGGGCTGAAGCAACAGTCCTAATGTAACAAAAGAACATCTTGAGACTTTGGAAGCAGTTGAGGATGTAGGTCAAGTAGGAGCCTGAACCAAGAACACCGTTAGTTTCAAAAACTGCATCACCAAAGACGAAATAGCAGAAAGCTAACTGTCGCATAAGGTGAAAACGTATGAAATTAACCATGTTGAGAGCGGGAAAGCGTGGGTCAGGGACTTTGTGCTTAACACCTTTATTCTCACAGATGCCAGTGTACAGACCAAAGAGCAGGAGGTCAGTAAAAGAGGCAAGAGTGTGAGAAAAGTCCATGCACTTAACATCCAAACCAATGGAAGGCCACTCGAGTGTTTCCTCGAAAACAGCGGCCAATTCCATCGGTGTTTTGCCATACATTATTCCAAATCTATCTCCAAACTTCTCAAAGAAGGAACCAAAACAAGCAAAGTACTTTCTCGAGGTCAAGAAAAGTAAAAGATGTTCTGGTATAAAGAGACGCGAACGGTTTAGCAAGACTTTTTCAATTGGGAGTTTTTCATCCTTAATAGAGACACACTTGTAAACTGGTATAGTTTGGCCAGCACTAAGCTTCTGCTCGAATTCCTCGAGCATGGCCAAACCATCAATGGTAAGTTCAGGTTGCTCTTTATAAACGTTAAAGAAAACGAACTTTGAGCCTTCGAACATCAAGCCCGCAGAACGGGTTCTATCAATTGCCTTGATGTTGCGTTCTGGACAACCAGTCATGGCTTCAGACCAATCAGGGAGATAGTCTTCAATGCCAGGGCAGGTCTCTTTAGTATGCGAGACGAGTTGTTCCATTTGGAGTTTGTTCATTGCGAAGTTAGAATCACGATTGCGCGACCAATTAATGTCCCATTCTTTCATGCGAACGGCGGCAACAGGGAGGACTTTACCATCCTCCACGAACTTGCCCATTGGAGATGGGGCGTAATAAGAATCCCAAAGGGCTTCGGGCAAAGCAGGGTCAATTTCCCTCTTTTCATCCAACAAAGGTAGAGGAACAACTTTCGAAACTTTTTGGAAACGAGAGCTGAGACGACGAGAGACGCGGCCATCAACAGTATCGAAGATTGAGTCAACGATTCTTGAGTTCTTGGAACTATGGGGCGAAACTTCATGGACCAAAGTGCTTTTACCTGTGGAGCAAAATTCTGAGAGCATGGCCAATTCATGAGTGCTAAGTGTGGCAATAACCGATTGGGCTCCACGAGAGCTACGGTTACCAGCAACGTGTATACCAAGGAATCTGTGGATTACCATATGTCTATCTTGGCACT